CCCTAGTTCGGCAGGCACAGAAGTGCCTTGTCTCGCGTGTTGCCGTCACCGGGTTTCCCGTCAATGTTCTCCCGCAATAGTCCGCCGTTGGTTGTCGTATACAGCGTCGGTGGACCAATCAGTGGCGTCACGGTCACCGTCGTCCCGTTGTACGTTGCTGGCTCATATCCCAGCGGGAAGAACGACGCATACCCGTCGGCTGTCGCCAATGGTTGCGCGAACGATAGTGGTGCGCCGTCATCGTCCGTCGCCACCGACTTCGCGTCCTTGATGAACACGACGTTCGTGATCTGGTCGCCGACTTCCTCAAGGACGAGGTCGCCAATGGTCGTCTGCGTTTCCCACGTCAGGCTCGCAACCGGCGCTGCGGATGCAGCCCCGGTCAACGGCTGGAAGACGACGTTGCGGTCGTAATCGACGTACCACTTGTACCCGACGATTTTCGCGATGCGGTCAATCGCGCTTGATGGCGCCTCGAAGTCGTACACCTGTTGCGGGATCACATTGCCGTCTGCGATCAGCGACTGCCCCCACGTGATCGCACCCTGATTGCACGTCCCGGTGATGATCGCCTTGACGATGTTTCCCGCAAGATCGGTCGTCGCCTCGTCGTCACCGGCCGGGATCTTCACGCCCTGAACAAGGTAACGGTCAAACCATCGCGTGTAATCGCTGCAATCGACCGCGTACATGTACGATGATGTCCCACCGGATGATTCCGACACGCGCTGCGTCACGCCTGCGAATTCCTTCGTCCCATCCACGGTCAGGATCACTTCGCGTCCGGCACGCGGAATTGCCACCGCCGGGGTCGTCCCCGAGAACGGCACCACGACCTCGAACGACAGCGTCCCGGCGCGATCCCGCAACGATGAACGCACCGCGATGCTTTCGATGCGCGTGTACGCCTCATACGCGGTACCACCGATTGTCAGGGTCACCGAGAGTGGCACGTCAGGCGGTCCCGAACGGCAGTCGCCGTTGCAGTCCGAGTTGACGTCTGAACGCGTCGGCGGCTGCGCGTCCGGCGGTTGCGCCGTCGGCAAACCCGCTTACGTTGATGATCACGGTATCAATGCCTCCGGCACCGAACGATCCAAGCGGTGACGCGCCAGGCATCGTGTCAAGTGGCACAAGTGCCTCGGGTCCAGCCTCGCCGATCATCGCCATCGTCGGTTGCGTCACGATGGCACCACGCGCGCCGACGGTCTTGAAGTTGTGCACGACCCATCGCGCGGTTCCCACGAGGTAGGTGTGCGATGGATGATCGACGTGGATGTTGTGGACCGTCGCGACCCGTCCAGCATCGTGCGATTCCTCGACAATCTCCCGCCCGGTTGCAGTCATGACCACCGACCCTGCCCGTAATTCGTCAGCGCGTCGCCATCCGTCCGGCGTCAGGAACGGATGTTCCGCCGTGGTGCTGACCACGTCACCGTAAATGCGCAGGTGCCACACCGGATGATCTGCGTGCACGAGCGTGTCCGCGACGGTCGACATGACAACGGTCCCGGTTTCCAGGTCGTACACCTCGACGATGTCGCCAGTCACGATCTCCGCGATCCTCATCAGACCGTTTGCTGTCCACACCCGCGTGTCCGCCGTGAAGCACGCGAACCCCCGTCGGCCACCAGCAACGGCCTGCACGATGGTCGCTGCAATCCCCGCAACCACGAGCGCGGCTGCCGTCAACGTCGCGCTTGAGGTTTCCCCGCCGACGCCTTGCGCCACCGGCGGAACACTCAGTCCCTGTGCATTCGGACCCGTCGAGTCGGTGACCGCGTTGTCCGCCTCAATGGTGCGGTGCACCGTCGTGATCATCCGCGGAATTGATGCGAGCGCGTCGATGATCGACCGGATGCCTGACTCCACGCCCCCAAAGTCGATCCCGAACGCGATGATGATCAACGTGGGAATCAAGGACAGGCCGTACATCAATTTCGCCACCGCGTCAAGCGCCTGCGTGACTATGCCGGAGACCTCGAATTGCCAAGGCGCGTCCGGTGTCACGATCTCAATGATGCGCGTCCTGAGATCTGCAAGTTTGTCCAGCGCATCGGTCACGATACCCCTGACGGTAACCGTCCACGGCTCTGCGGGTTCGCGCAGGCTCGTCGTGCGCTCCTTGATGTCATCCATCGACGCGACTGCGTCGCCAGTGTCGGCCGTCACCTTGATGGCGACATCCCGACCCATCAACGTGTCGAGTTTGTTGCGGACCTCGTCATACCCGCTCAGTGCGAGATTGACGAGAATTTCCATGCCTTTGAGACCAGGCACGACGAACTCGGCAATGTTCCATAGCACCTTGATATTGATGTCCGAGAATGTCGGCAGTTTCAGGACCGCCACGTCCCACAGAACCTTGATGGTTGCAACGGGATTGGTCACAAGTTTGGCGATCCACCCGAGCAGTTCGACAATCCAGTCGCGTGCCTCGGCGAAGATCTTCGGCCATTCGCCAATCCGCGCGCCCCATGCCATGACCCAGTCGATGCCAGCCTTCAGCGCGTTGCCAAGGGCACGCAGGTAATCCCACACCGGCTTCAGCAAACGTGCCACGAATTGCAGCCCCGCGCCCAACACACGCATGACGAGCGTAAACGCCTTCAGCGCAATCGTCAGGAACGGTAGGACCGCACGACCCATGTCAAACAGGATCGTCATCACCGGCCGGATGACTTCTAAGACCGCCTTGAACGCCTCTCCGGCGGCTGCAAGGAAGTCCTGGAACTCCTGCGACGCGGTGATCGCGCCAATGCCCGCGTCAAGGTCCGCCAAGAGGTCAATCATGCCCCGCAGGTACTGCTTGGTCAGCGGTTCGAGCGCCTTGCCGAGCGTCGCCAGACTGCGCGTCAGTTTCGCGTCCATCGTGGACGACAGTCCCTTGACCGACTGCGAAGCGCGCTCGGTTGACCCGCCGAACTGCTTTTCGATCTGGTCAATGAGCAGCGGCAGAACCTTCTTCGAGACCAATTGCCCCTTCGATGCCATTTCGCCAAGCGCGGATGTCGATACGCCCATCGCGTCGGCCAGCATCTTTTGCGCCGGTATGCCCGCTTCCGCAAACTGGTTCAGTTCCTCCTGGCTGACCTTGCCTTTCAGCAGCATTTGCGAGAACGCAAGTGACGCGCGCCCAAACGTTTCGGCGCTGTCGCCGCTGATGTCGGAAAGTCCCGTCATGACGCGCGTCAGATCCTCGGCTGCGACGCCTGCGCCCAGTAGCCGCTGCGCGGATTGCATCACCGCCGCGTCGTCAAATGGCGACCAGTCCGCAAACTCCTGCAATTTCTTGAAGGTCGCGTCGGCCTTTGCGGCGTCGCCGGTCAAACGTAACAGCGTATTCCGGTATCCCTCGACTTCGGACGCTGCAGCCACACTCGCCTTGACGACGGCGATGGTGCCTGCCACCAGCGCTGCCGTGGCTGCGACCGCAACGCCGATCCCGATGGCCGCCATGTTGGCACCGCCACCGACCGACGTCAATGCCCGCGCTGCGCCGAGCGCGCCACCGGACGTACCGGACATCCCGGAGTTCAGTCCGTTCAGTGCCCCGTTGATGCGCTTGAGCGCCGGGGTCGCCTGATCATTGACGACGGCATTGATGCGCAGGTTCGCGACGTTCGCCATGGTTACCTCTTCCGGTTCGCCCGTGCCTTGCGGTCACGCTCTTGCCGGACCTGCGCCTCGTAACTTTCAACCAGGAGCAACCGTGTGCGCCAGAGCGGTTCAAGCCGGACGAGTTGTTCCGGCGTCCACCCGTAGCGCCTCATCAGAAGCACATCGGACGTCCACGCCGGGCCCTCGGCCCGCCCCTCTACCCAGTGCCAGAGTCGCTCCCGCTCACTTTTGGGACCGTCACCAGTTCCCCGACCAAGGTCAGGATCGCCTCGACGACGTGCGCCGGTAGCCGGTCCAGAGTTTCCGTCGTCACCGGCACTGGCAATTCCTCGCCGGTATCGACGTCCGTCAGTGACCATCCCGTGATCATTGACGCCACCTGCGCCAATGACCGCAGGAACTCATCCTCGATGGACGATGCGCGGATCATCCGTGCCTTCGTCGTCCACCGCATCGCCTCGGGATGTTCGACGTCGACCCAGTGCCCCGGTTCCCCGGATGCATCGAGTGCCAGCCTCACGGTGCGAAGTGGTTTCGCGTATCCCATTGCTTCCCCTTAATATGCAGTCTGCGTGTTATTCAGGACAAACTTGCACGGCCCGCCATCGGTCGTGTTGTGAAGGCATCGGCCGGACAACGTGATCTGGTACAGGCCTCCCCCAAGGTCGCGCGTCGCCGGACCATCGCCGAATGACGCTTGGGTCGCGGTGAACACGAGGGATCGCAGCGTCGTCGTCGCGCCGTACGTCCAAGTCAGGACGATGGCGGACTCGTTGAACGCACCGGATGTTCCCATGTATTTAGCCAGATCGTCCACGGACGATGTGCCCGTGTCCAGACTGATCGAGAACGTCGCCTCAAGTGGCTGCTCGTCAATGCGCGACGGGTCACGGCTTCCGGTCGTGTGAACCAGTTCCTGACCGCGCGCGAGGGTAAGTTCAAACGACGTGACGCGGTTCTGCGCGCTCCCGCCAATCGACACGGTCGTGTCAATGCCGATCCAGGGCTTGTTGGTTTCCGCGGTCAGCGACGCCGTTGCGGTTCCGCCCGATACACCAGTGACCGAAACCATCGAGGTCGAGTGCGTAAGCAGGCCATCGGCTGCGGTGAACGCCAACCGCAGTTCAGAGACCTTCGCCCCAGCATATTCGCGGTACGCGATGGGATTGGCGTCCTCAACCGTGAATGACGGCACGGCCGATCCGAGCGTGATCGTGTGCGGGTACACACCCGACACGGCGGTGCCCGTCGAAACGGTGCCCATGATGCCCGCCAGAAGATTTCCCGCAATGTCCGGCAATAACGGACCCTCAAGTGAGAGGCTCGCGCTTCCGCCACCTTGCAGGAGCGCAAAATCCATCGCAGCGATGCCACGACGGGCGCTGTCACGAACCGCAGCGTACTCGTTCGCGTACGTCGGGTCGGATGTGACCGGCAGAACCTTGGTCGCTGGGACCGCGGTTCCCCACGTCGACTCCTTGCCGAACTGGACTTTCGTTGTGCTAAGGATTGGCATCGGTTGCCTCCGGGGTCGGCGTCACGACCGTGTTGGTTGACGATGCGTCCGTCGATGGCACGTCCTGCCATCCGGCACGACGCAGATCGTCGGCGTCGATTTCGTCAATGTTCCACGCGCCACCCTTCGGCTCGTAGGCGCGTGGTCCCATCGACACACGCGTCACGTCCGACTCCGCGGGCGGTTGCAATTTCACGGCCATTGTCAAGCCTCCACCCACGTTGTCGCGTGGTACAGATCGCATTCGAGCGTCAGATCCGCGCCCATGAACTCGTTCCCGTTGTATTCAACCATACCGATTGTGGCACGTGTCAGCCGGACCTGACGCACGGTGTTCGCCAGATCCTGATTGGCTGCGATCAGCGCCCGATACGCGTCCACGAATGCCAGGACGGCAGGATGCGCGCGTGCCATCGTCGGCAGGTTCGTCAAATACATCACCGTGATGGTCGCCTGCTCGAATTGGAACCCCGTCGGCACCTGTCCGAACGGGTATTGATCAAACGTTGAAGACGACCAGTGATGAACCACGGCCGGCAACGCCGCGAGTTGTTCCGGCGGTTGGCTGAATATCAGGTTCGCCCGGACGCCGAGTGCCACGGTTGCAGCCTGCGCCACGGTTCCGAGTTGCGTCAGGGCATCCACGACCGTCATGGCAGCGACCTTGCGATCTGCGCAAACTTTGCCTCGACCGCCTTGGTTTCCTTGGCGACACTTCGCCGGATGACCGCCTTCATGGTCGGAATCGCCTTGGATATCCATCCAAGCGTCGACTGTCCGGCGCGTGACGCCGAAGTACCGACGCCGTCGGCACTATAGTGATATCCGGACGCGCTGCGCCCCTTGATCTTCTTCGCGTAATTCAGCGCCCACCCATACCGGAACCCGTCAGGGCTAATCCCCGCACCGGCCGAAACGCTACCCATCTGCGGCTTGGAATTGCCCTTGACGTCAAAGTAGCGCTGCTTCACTGCGGATAACAACGCGCCGGACCGCTCCGGCACGAACGCCGTGATGCGCTTTGCGCCTTGCGCTGTCGCCGACTGGATGACGCGACGCATCGCATCGCGGTAAACCGCGTCGCCCCCGAGCGCCTTCGAGATGCCCCGGAGTCCCGTGATATCGACGCGGATCGTGTTGCGACCACGCGATGCCATCAGGCCGCACCCAGTCCGCCACCGTGGCGGTACGGTTCAAGCATTCGGCGGACCATCGGATGCAGGCCCGCCTGGATGATCGGTCCGCTAAACTCCGCGCCCCCGGTGATCGGCGCGCCACCGCTGACTTGCTGGCGATACACGAGCGAGGATTGCATGATGCAAGCCTCTTTGACCACAAGCGGTGCGGTTGCGCCGTACCCGAACGTGGCAATAACCCGTACGCCACGTTCGTGCATCGGAAAGAGGTTCGATGACAATGGCGACAGAATCACCTGCGTATACGCCTTGCCCTTATTGGCTGCGTTGAACGGCGACGCGTAGCCGGTGCTTATTACCGTGTATGTTGACCAGTCGCCCGCGCTGTCATATGCCACCGAGGTCAGGGTCGTGAACGGATCGGTATTGACCGTCCACGGCCCAGTCGCCCGGTAGTAGCGCGTTTGGCCGAGAGGCTGGATGTCCGCACCGACATAATCATCAATCTGCCTGGACACAGCGTGGACGATCCGCGTGATGCGGTCGTCATCGACCGAGTCGGTGATCCCAAGTTCGGTCTTGACGTCGTCCTCGGTGCAGTAGATGTCCGTCGGCGCTGGCATGTCAGTCCTTAGGAGGCCGGATGAACGTACAACTTGACAGGGTTGTAGGTGGTCGTGTTTGCAGCCACCAATCGCCCGCCCGTCCTCTGGAAGGCGTAATAGCCTGTCTGAAGTGCATCTGCATAACGCTCGGTCATGCGAACGAGTTGCACGCCGGTGACGTCACGAATTACATACTTGGAAAAATCACCAAACGCGATTGACTTCGCCGACGCGGCTGCGGTTGCGACGTCGTTGTTGACGACAATTGGGTAGCCCATCAGCATGTCCGGCTGGCCCATCTGCACGGCTGGTTCCCAAAGTGGCCGGGACTGCCCGTCAACGAGTTTGCGCACGATGGCGACGGTTGCGTCCTTCATCATCCACCTGGCGTTCTGGCGATACGCCGAGTCGACCGAATAGACGAGGTCCACGAGGTCGGCATACAGCACGGTCGTGGTCTGGCCTGCGGCCCCGGTCTTGCCGGTAGCAGCCCCGACGATGACGCCGTACGGCTGACTTGATCCGGTACCCGTCGTCCAGTGCGCGTTCTGCGCGCGTCCGAGACGCTCGCCGAGCGCGTTGGCGATGAACTGGTCAAGAGGAAACTCGCTGTCCTGAAGCAACTGATTGGACACCAGGACCAGTCCCGAGGTGTACATGTAACTTGAAACCGTCAACTGACCAAACGTCATCGCGCTTTCGGAAATCGCGCTGTTCTCGGAGAGGATGGAACCGCTGACGCCGGTCTCGTCAACCGTCGGCAGGAGAAGGTCCGCGCCGGACTGTGTCGGGTAGACGGTTGACACCGAAAGCATCCCGCCGAACGCGCGACGGGCGGCCTCGATGCCGGACCCGAACTCGTAATTCACGAGATACCCACCGGCGGTCGTAGTTCCGACGGACTGTGCGCGACCCTCGGCCAGACGCTGACGGTTGTAGGCGCGGAGTTCAGGATCGAGATTCTCGTCAGTTCCGCGCAGCCACGCGTTGAACGCGCGCTTCTGCGCCTCGATTGACAGGCCCGCGCCGGTTGACGCCTTGCGCTCTTCGGTCTCAACAACGGAACCGCGCAGCGCGGTTTCCTCGGCTGCAAGACGCTGTGCCTTGCCAAGCGCGTCGATGCGCCGGTCAAGTGCGGACAAGTCCTTGTCCAGTGCCTCGAAACGGGTTTCGGCCTGTCCGTCCCAGTTCGCCTGGTCCTCGACGATTGCGCGCATTTCCAGCGCCAGCCGATTACGACTGTCGCGGAGTTCAGTAAGGTTCGACGCCATTGTGCTGCTCCTAGAGGCTGGTGACGCGTACCCGCGCACGGGCAAGCGTCAGTGTGGTTGACCGCGGATTGGTCAGGATTGCTGGCACCCGGACGGACCGGACCGCCACCGAGGTTTGCTGGTATGCCGGGTACGTCACCGCCGAAACGTCAAACAAGTCGCAATCAAGCAACTCGCGGACGTACCCCGTCGATCCCGATCCGGACCAGCGGTCCGTGACTGCCCGGAATGCGAACGACGCTTGATTGACGTCCCCGCGCCGGACCAATTCCACGACGTCGCGGCCCAGGCTCGTGTCCGGTAACAGGCACGAGAAGTAGAGGCCGGTCTCGTCTTCGCGCAGCGTCAAGGTGCCCGAAGCGGTGCGACCGAGTGGTGCCTCGGCCTCGTGGTTCCAGAGGCAGCGAACGTCCTGAGAGGCTGCCAGTGCGCGCGTGAACGCGCCACGGCGGATGATCTCGGTGAATTGCATCCCGTAGCCACCGTTGCGGCTGTCATCCTCTTCGGACTGCAGCGCCTGTGACGGTACGTCAAACAGTGCGGCGTAGCCCTCCAGGCGCAATCCCGTTGCAGGATCATCAGCGCCACGGAGTTCGACGCGCGCGCCCCGCAGTTCCAGCCGATCAGGGGCGGATGCGCGCTTTTCCTCGATTGCGACCATCGTGTCTCCTGTTGGTCGCGCGACCGGCGCGGTAGGGGTCATTGCCACTTTACAGGGTTTGACGTCATTCCGCAACAGGCAACGTCACCCCAGTCGCCCTTGCCAATGCGTTCCGGGCCGCCTCGGGCAGGGTGGACTGTCCCGCGATCCACGTTGCAAGCGCGGTCCGTTCGGCCAGTTCCAACGCCTCCTTGGCATCCTTCTCGGCGCGTTCGGCCTCGGCACGGGTCATGTCCGCATCCCGTTGCGTGATCTCCTCCGCCGTCAACGGTCGGACGGTCTCCACGCCGGTTTCACAGTTCAGTTCGATGGCGATGGGTGGTTCATTCATTAGGGCATTCCGTAGAGTCGAAATGTTGAGCCAATGGTCATATTAGCGATCTGACTTGTTATAGACAGAGAGGTAATTGCTGCTCCAAGAGTATCATACCCGTATATACGAGACGAACTAATAGCACTGCCAACAGGAGTACTTACTCTTGATCCAATAAAGTCGGCATGTGACCAATGGGTCTGTGTGCTTGTGTAGTTATATATATATACTGATATTGGAGACCGAGACGTTATTGCGTTAAGTGTCGCTCCAGAACCCATAGTTCCGGGCGCATATGCTATATATATAAAAGTATCATTAATCCATGCGGTATTTGCGACACCGACATTATATGATCCAAAAAAATGGTAATTATACGATGATGTCGATACTCCATTGTATCTTACATACACATAATCATCTAATCCTGCCACCAGACTGCTGCAAGATCCAGTGATGTATAGGGTTGTGTATGTTTGCGGAATTGAAGAAAATGTAACGGTATTAGTTGCACTCCCCAACGTGGTTGACGCGAGAAGCACCGGCATGCTCGCCGTTGAGTGGACGTGATCTGAACGGGCAAGGGTGCTTGCGCTCCCTGATGCAGCCGTGGCACCGCCCGTCACCGCGCCCGGTATGCCGAACGCCTCGCGACTATGCCGATGATCGGACAGCGCGACGGTGGTTGCGGTGCCCGTCGCCGCCGTGTCGCCGACTGCCGATGCGCCTGCGATGGCTGATCCAGGCATGGCATGGACGTGCGCTGAGTTGGCGACGGACGCGGCTGCGCCGGTGACGACGGTACCGCCAATGGTGAGCGCGGTCGGCGCTGCATACGTCGGCGTGACCGTCACGCTGCCTGTGGCTGCGCTGACGCTTATCCCGGTGCCTGCCAGCGCGGTGACGCCCGTGTTGTTGACCGTCATCGTCGTGGTGCCACTGACCGAGATCGCCGTGCCAGCCACGATGCTGTTCACGCCCGTCGCACTGACGGTGAGCGCCGTGGTGCCTGACACGCTGATGCCGGTGCCTGCGCTCACGCTGTTGACGCCGGTCGCGGATACGGTGAGCGCCGTGGTGCCCGACCCGGCAACCGTGATTCCGGTGCCAGCCGTGACGCTCGGAGCGGTAATCGTCACTGCGCCGGTGGCTGACGACACGCTGATGCCGGACCCGGCCAAGGAGCGCACGCCGGTATTGGTGATTGTGAGATCAGAGGTGCCCGTGATTGACAGGCCGGATGAAACGGAAACGCTGTTGATAGTTCCGGCTCCGCCACCGCCCGTGCCTGATCCGACCGCACCAGGCACGCCCGGTGGACCCATGGCACCACGCGGCCCGCTCGGTCCGCGATCGCCTTTTTCGCCCTTCGGTCCCGGCACCGGCGCGGTCGATTCCAGCACGTCAACGCGGTCGACCACCTCAGTGATCACGCCATCCTGTCGCGCGTCTGTCGCCTCGTTGGCCGTCAACCGTTGCGCAATGCGCACGAGTTCTTGCGCCTGTGCCGCGGTCAGTTCGCGTGTTTCGCCATGCGCCTGATCAATCGCCGACGCGACCTGCTGGACGCTTCCGAGGTCGGCGCGCAGGCCGTCAATCAGGCCATCCTGACGCTCGTCCACGCCGTCGGTTGCAACGTGTCTGGCGCGCAATTCGTCCAGTGCCTCGCGCCGTGCCTTTTCCACATCGTCGATGCGCGTGTGGATCGCACGGGTACGACGCCCCATCTCGCGTGCCAGGATGTGCGCGGCTGCCTCACCGCGCGTAGTGCCTTCGCTCACTTTTCCGCTCCGAGACTCTCCCGGATCGCCGACGCGATACCGGGGACATCGAGGGACCGCATCGCCATCCCGACAAGCGCGGTGACGTCGTCCTCGTGATCGCCGGACAATGTCCGGCCTTCGGTCATTGGCGCATCCGCGCCGTCAAGTTCAGCCACGCGCGCCTTCGCCCACCGCATCGCGCGCTCGGATTCAGGGCGTGTGCCACCGCCCCACAATGCATGCGCCACAACACCCGGTGACGGGTAGTTGTCCGATTGCGGGTCCGCGTCCGGTGATTGCAAGTCGACCATGTGCCTCGCAAACCACGCCGCCATGCGACGCGCCTTGTCCTCGCTCACGGTGCCCGCTGCCATCTCGCGCGCTTCGCGCACGGTGCGTGCCACGATGCCGTCGCCGGACAATCCCTGTTCATGCCATGCAAGACCCCGGCGTGCGTTCCGGCGCATCCACCCAGGCGCACCGAGCGCGCGCATCTCGATGCCCGCGGATGCATCGTCCGGCAACGCGTTGCGGTGCGTGATCTCTTCGACGAGCGCGCGCACCGCCGGTGCGTTCGGCAATGGCACGGGTCCGGCCATCGGCCCGAAGTTGAGCGGCTGGATCAGGCTATCACCGTCGACGCCGACGCTGTTGAGGTTCTCAAGCGCACGGATCTCGTTCACTGACAACCAGCCCCACTGACGCGCAACCGCGTACGCATCGTAGCGCGACTTGATATCGCCCCGCAGGAGCGCGTCGACTGAATGTTCCACATACAGTGCCTGACGCTCGGAGGGATAGAGCAGGGTCGCGTACGCCTGTTCCAGTCGCACGCACCACGGCCGGATCGTGTGGACAACGAACTCAATGCTTTGGTGTTCGATGTTGGAATACGTCGCGCGCTGAAGATCGCCCATCAGATGCAGGGGCACGCGGAAGATGCGCGCAATCTCCTCAATGGAGAAGCGGCGCTGTTCGACAAACTGCGCATCCTGCAGAGGCATTCCCATCGACTGCCACTCGATGCCCTCTTCAAGCACCGCGACGCGGTGTGCGTTTTCCAGTCCCCGGTGCGCGGTTTCCCACGATTGTTTCAACCGGACGGCTGCGTCGTTGGACAAGCGCCCGGCGACTTTCAGCACGCCGCCAGGACGGCCGTTGTTGCCAAAGAACCGTCCGGCAAACTCGCGCTCGGCCTGTTCCAACCCGACCGCGTCACGGTGTACCGCTATCGGGGACAGGCCCATCAGGCCATCGGACGACAGGCCACGAACGTGCAGGATTTCATCCGCGGAATAGACGCGCTGTCCGCCATCATGCGTCGACACGACGTACACGAGGCTAGGAACAGGATCGTTTTCGGTTGCGACATCAATGCGCGCAGTCACGCGGTCCGGCCGAATCGGCCACAGATACCGGGGTCGGCCCGACGGGTATCGGTCGATCCACGTATACGCGTTGCCCCACAGGAGCAGGCTGGCGAGTTGCTGTTCGCGGTACTCCACCGCGGTTTGCCTCGGGTTTGGCCGGTCGTGCAAGATCGGATACAGCGGATGTTCGGTCGCGATGACGCGCCCGCCGTTCCGACGCTCGTACACGCGCAACGGCAGGGTCGCGATGGATTCGCTGATGATCCGGACCGCTGCCCAGACGGCAGTCGACCCGACCGCAGTCGCCGGGGTCACCGGACGTCCCGTCGTGTTCGCGTTCCCGGCCATCGCCTGCGCCAGGTGCGGCCACCAGTAGTTGCGGTTTTCACCGCTGCCGAATAGGGCGCGTCCGATCACGCTCATCGCTGTTGCCTCCGTGACGCGCCCAACGCGCCGATCCACAGCAGGATACCGATAAGGCCGAGGATCACTAGCGCAGCCGGTATCGACCACATGCCGACGCCGGTGACTAACAGTATCACGCCAATGATGCCGACCGCGTCGATCATGATTGCGCCAACCTCGTCGCTCATAGGACCAGCATTCCCCGCTCCTCGTAGACCGATGCGCCCGCGCCTGCGTTCCGTGACGCCCGGTCGATGCCCATGATCAGCGCCACAATGCCGTCAATGCGCTGTCGCGCCTTGTGTTTTGCCGGTCGCACGTTGCCCGCAGCGTCGCTGATCACGACCAGATTGTCCGCCTGCCATCGTAGGATCGGATGGTTCGCGTGCCTCAGTTTGCGCCCCAATGTCAACCCGAGCAGCGCGGATGTCGGCGCTGCCATCGAGGCCATGCCTTGGCTCATCGGTGCCATGTCAATGCCATCCGCCATCAACTCCTGCACGAGTTGCGTAGCCGCCCAT